ACCAAAGTAGTGTATTTAGTAGGGCCATAACGGGAAGCTGTCCAGCAAGTTAATTTTGACGGCCTGAATGACCCGCTTGTGTCATTACGAATTATGACAACATTTTGCTTTCCAATAAGCTCGGTGATGGTAAGCGAGTTATTAGTGGCGCTTCCAGCAGTTTGACCCGCTACGCCATTAGATGTGCCTACCGTTACAGCCGGCATATTGGAAATGGCTGCCGGGAAATTAGCCGCAACAATAGTGGCGCTGCTCCCGCTCTTGTCACGAATAGCGTTAGCAATATCGCTAAAGAGTTCTGATAAAGTGGGCATAATTTTACCTCTTAAGTGTTAATGGGCGTACCGCTAAATGCTGCAAAGCAAAAGGCTGTCTCTTTAATAGAACCGCCCGCCGAAATTTTCGTTGTGGTTCCATTGTAAACGCAGTTAAGGGACACGACGCTATTCGTGTCAGAAATAGCAATCATACTACCGCACGAATAAGTAGTATTTGTCACGAGGTTTAACGGGTTTCCGGGGCAGGTCAGCAAGGCGGGATTGGTCAACTGAGCGGGCGCCAAACCAGAGACTGTCAGCACTACCCTTTTGTTAATAACAATAGCCCCGCAATTGGGAACATTGTTTTCTCTGGCAAATTCCGTCACGAGATTGCCAGCAGTATCATCCACGTACTTCTTCGTAGCGGCCTGCAAATCACTCGTAGGGGCAGCGTTCAGAATCAGATTCCCCGTCATAGTACCGCCGCTCTTAGGCAGCGCGCCCTCGGCAATGGTCTTAACGTTATTCACCTCACCCTGAGTATCAGCAAGGTTTTCAGTCAGCGCCTGAATATCCGTGGTGTTCTTCGTAATCTTCGCTTCCTGCGCCTGCACCTGAGCATTAGCCGCAGCCGCCGAACTCTCCGCAGCAGTCGCGCTCGCGTCAGCGCCAGCAATCGCGGTGTCAATATTCAGCATCGCGGTATTCACATCGCCCAGCCAAGAGGGCTTATCGCCCGCAATCCACTGGGGCAGCTCGTAATGGCTCGTCTTGTTCGTGTAACCCATAATAAAAGTTCTCCTTTACAAAAATATTCAAACGATTAAACGTTTGTTTAATTGTTGCATTTGCAACACATTTCAATTCCTACTAAATCGGTCTGAATTGTAGGATATGGTTAATAGCTCGCGTTGATAGCTGCCGTGATATTCGCCGCAATCTGGTCGTCTACATACTTCTTCGTAGCCGCCTGTAAATCACCAGTAGGCGCACCATTCAGCGTCAGCGGGCCAGTCATAGTACCGCCACTCTTCGGCAGACAGCTTCCGAACGCCCCAAGTACATAGTTCTTACTCGTAGCACTATGTTCCGTAGCGGGCACATCGCTGACCAGCACCAAATCCCCAGTCATAGTCCCGCCATTAATCGGCAACCTCGTAGCCACCTGAGCATCCACATACTCCTGACTTACACCGCCACTACCAGCATGGTCGTCAACATACTTCTTCGTAGCCGCTTGCAAATCCACAGTCGGCGCACCACCCAGAATCAGCGGCCCAGTCATGGTAGCTCCTGACTTCTTCATATAACTCGACAGCGTACCATTCAGGCTATTCTTATTCACGGCATCATCGCCAGTCTGCGGAGTGCCAACCCTCACCGGAACATAGCTATCCTGTGTGTCTGGCTCAACAAACGCCGCGGCATTAGCATTGCCAACGCCAGTAAGCCTTGCGCCAGTCGTACCAGTAGGCTGAACAACAGCGCCGACATACAAGCCGCTACCGGAACTCGGCAATTCAATTTCCTGAACATTCATCAAAGCGTGTTCATTCATATTGATATTGCCATCCATCGTACCGCCCGAAGTCGGCAGGCCGCCAGCCTTAACCTTATCCGACAGTCCCTTAACTACGTTATCCACTTCCAGCATAGCGGAATTGAAATCCGTCAGCCACGCTGGCCTGTCATCCTTAGTAAACAGCGGCAGATTATAATTAGTCGTCCCTTTACTATGGCTCAACTTTACCAGTCTCCTTTCTTCCCACGATAATCTCTTACCACGAACGTAGTCGCTCCGAATTTCTCTTCGCCAATGCAAACGTGGTAGCCATGCGTGTAATGGTTGATACCGCCAATCACGCCGTGCTTCTGGCAAATTGCTTTCCACATCGTTTCCATATTCTTATGCTGTGTCAGATTATGGTCAACATGGAAATCACAAGCCAGCCCATCAAGGTGCAAGCTGTTCGGGCTTCCGCCAATCTTTTTATTGAACTTCTCTTCTCGATACCAGCTCCCAACATTGATAGGTTTCCCATATCTATCTCTTAATTCCTGCATCATATCCAGAAACAGGAACAATCTTTCATTGACAACGAGTTCAATCGCATTATCCGTTTTCGTATTGCAAAGCTCTTTTAGCTTGAAGTTCTTCCGAATCTGCGTCTCGCCATCAATAAACCTTGTAACCTCTTGCTTGAACAGGTCGAATCTTACGGTGCAAACCATTAGGCAGTCACCCCCGCCCAATCGTAGTTGTAGCCAGTCACTTGCTTTGCGTCATAACCCTCAGCGGTAAGTTGTAGGTTATCATACGCCTGAGCGGTGATACCATTCTCCCTAACATAATCCGCAAGTTGATAAACCGCAGGACCGATGATAGTCAGCTCACCAGTTGTCACGCTGTGCATCTTATGAGGATTCAGGTAAGGCCACAGTTCCACAAGGCCGTACATATCGTACCGGAACGCTGTCAGATTCTTGTCGTCATACTCCTTAGCCGTCAACTGCAAGGCATCATACTGCCCGGCAGTCAGAGCGCCATATCGAAGCACGTCGTACATATCGTCCAGCGCCACCTGAATCGGGACTAACCGCCCATCCACCGGAGAGATAACGAACACGTTGCTCAGGTCGGGGAACTCAGAACGCAGCTTAGCAATCTGCGCGTCCGTATATGCCCTGTTGCTTGCAAGACCACTTGTCAGAATCGCCCACATAGCACTCAGTTGCTGATTAACCACAGCTTCCATCTCCCTGATAGCCGCATCAAGTTCAGCCTTGAACTCGCCCAACTTTTGGTCGATGTGTTCATCCTGTGCGTCAATCTGCTCCTGCATCGCCTGTAACTTTGCGTTCTGCTCTGCGAACTGCTTTTGCATTTTCTCTTCCCAGCCGCCCAGCGCCGCGTCAATCGCCTGCTGCACATAAGTCGGTAGATTCTCTTCCAAATCATTCAGATTCTTAATCGTCTCATTCAACTTATATGTCAGCTTCGCCAGACACTCATAGTAGCTGAGAGCCGCATCATAAGTAGCAGGAAGCACCTTACTGACATAGCAACTAAGGGGCTTGACATACCAATTAAATAGCATTTTCCTCTTCTCCTTTCTCCTATTCTAATTTGCATATCTCTTCATAGAGAGACAGCGAATCGGTATATGCGGCAGGAAGCGTAGGATTCGGAATGGGGCAATCTTTGATTAACTCAACCATAACAATCACTCCTTACCACAGATTCATGAACAGGTCAGCGAGGGAATCAATGACTTCCATATCAATGTTCAGCATAGTCTTACGATACTCTTCCAGCAGCTTAGAATAGCTCGTTCCGCTTTGCTTACCTCTAACGTGTTCAATGAAGTCCTCGGTGCTGTTCACGGTATTGGTCGTGTTGGTGGTAGTCTCATTGTTTACGGCATTCTTAGTGTTAAGGGTTCTGGTATTGTTTGTCTCAACATCGCTCTGATTGTTTACCTGAGTATCATCAATCTCCGCATTGGTAAGGTAGGTACCATTCTCAACATTAGTAAGACCGCCCTGTGGAGTATCGCTGAACTTGTTCTTTCTTGTAGCGGTGTTATCATCCGTCTGAGAACTCGTGCCAGCATCGGTAACTGTGCCGGTATTCGCACTCTCGCCGGTATTCGTAGCCGAACCAACGAGCTTACCGGTCTCGTCTTTCTGATTCTTGTGGTCGCGAGTAACGTCGAAATCGTACAGAGGATTAAACTCCAGCGTCTCACTCTTATACCTCTGATTGAAATATGGCATGATTTCATTCATTTTGGTATCGAGCTTGAGTTGCCACAGCCCGTAAGTTTCAAGGCCGATTTCCCTTGTATAGTAGTGCTTGAGAATCTTCTTCTCCAACACGCTGCGATAGCTCTCATCGAACATCGGGAAATCAAACGAGAAAATCTTCGGGGCAGCCTGTTCGATAATCCAATTTACTCGGTCATACCCCTGGCTTTCCGTCTGCCCCGCGAGCGATTCACAGATAAAGCGAAGTTCCGTTGTGTATTTACTCATCGAACTCTTCCTCGCTTTCCTTATTCTCTGCGTCGATTTCCTCGGTGTCCATAATCTGATAATCTTGCGAATACTCGACAGAGATATTCAGCCCGAACATCTTATTGATTTGTTCACAAGCCATCTGTCTCATTTTCAGTCGGCTATATCGGCTCGCTACCGTAGCACCCTGAGCCTGAGCTGCTTCCTGCTGAACCAGCCGTTCAGCCTTATGCTGAATCGCAGAGATACCAAGTCTTTCCAGAGCTTCGTTCCAAATCTTCGTGCGAAGTTCATAGATTCTATCAGCCGTGAACTCAGCCCCTGTCGCGAGAACCTGCAAACCATTTGGAGAAAGGTTCTTGTCGCCGAAGATAACAGGGGCGTTGCCGTCATACTCCTTATATAGATTGAGCATGGTGAGCCGTTGATTCTCCTCGCACTTAATGAGAATAGGCGTTTTCTGTGAGCGGGCGTTTATGTCAATCGTCCGGTCTAAATCCCACAAGCGCTGTGCGTAGAACTCCATTTCATACATGGTAGGCAGCCGAAGATAGTTATTATAAATGATAACACTATCATCCTCTGTCAGATTCCATTGAGCGCCGGTGATAGCATACGCGCGTCTGCCCTTAGGGATAGCGTAGACATTAAACGGTGCGGAAGCCGCGACATTGAGAGCGAGATAGCCAAGTGGATTTTCAGCGGGCATACCGTCATAGAAGAATACCGCCTGACCCTTAGCATACAGGGTAAGCTCAAGGTATCGCTGGTCAATCGTGTCGGGGAGATTCTTCCACTCAAACATGGAAGTAGCGAGTTCGGTAAGGCGGTTATAGTACATCAGGAACGTTCTGTCGTTGCTATAAGCGCTTTGCCAGAACTCGCGGTTATTGCGTTTTCTTGCCATTTATTCACCACCTTACGAAAGAACATGATTGTCCTGAATTAGTGTGTCATACTTGCCAATCTCATTGAGATTAACCCACCACCGAATACCAGCATTATACAGGTCACAGATTTTACGCTCATCATCAGCAGGAATAGAGCCGTTAATTGTGCAGTTCTGCGTTTTGCAATATGTCCAATGCTTTCGGTTATGTCTCGGCGGAGCTTTCGTAGACTTATCCGCGTAGCCATATAGGCTGAAAAAGTTGTCCAGCTTTTGGGCGTACTCTTTTGTGATTCGGAAGTTGAAAAACTGGAATGCGCCAACCTTGAAATCAATCGGAATCTGCTTCGAGCCGGAAACGCCCATCGTGCTATTCGGCATATTCTGCGCTTTGAAGTTTTCAGAAAGCGAAGATAAAACGCCCCCAACGCCGCCAATCGCGCCGCCCACAACATTTCCAGCAACAGCACTCACAGCTCCGGTGACAAGCGAACTTAGAGCGTTACCGACAACATTCAGGATAGACGTCCCTCCGCCAAGACCTGTTGATGTATTGACGTTAGCACCAAGACCGTCAAGAACCTGAACCACGCCAGACTGAGCAAGATAGCTGGTATAGGAATCCGTCGTAAAGGATAACTGGCTATAAGAACCGCTTGTCATAGATTCTCGCCAGTTAAAGGTTATCTTTGCCTTAGATTCGGGAGGGTAATCTACTCCCTTTATCCAGCCCTCTTTATAGTTCACGGGAATCATAAATATAGTGCCATTTGGTGTGGGGTCGCAAATCGCTTCAAACTCGCAATTATAATTCCACGCGGACGGCGTAGTGATTCTATTCCTGAAAAACTCGTAGCGATATGTGTGGCTCTCACCATTAGCGTTCTGAACAAGAATCCCACGGTAAGGGTATGTAAATAGCTTTGCGTTAAATGGGAAGTATGTCCCGGTAGGTGAATCGGGGTCAGAATACGCGCCGCTGTCAAATGTAACGTTTTTCAGATACATCGCATAATTCTCACCGAATTTATAGGCGTTGTATGGGGCAATGTACACGGCGAGGATAGCGGTTGACTGGTCGCCAAGAGTTCTTGCCGCTTCTGCAATAACCGCTCTTGCGTCATTCAGGTTATCATAGGCGTTGATATAGACACCATTGAAAATGCCTGATACGAAAATACCACGCTGGTCTTTCTCAATCGTAACTTTTCTATCGCCCTGCTCGTCGGTGGTCACAGTTCCAATCCAAGGAGCGCAAATGAAGTACCCGATTTTATCAAGCTCGTCAAAGCCTGTCGGCACGGTGAAGCTATCCTGCTGCCAAATGTATTCACCAAGTTCGAGATTTTCCTCGACGAGATTATCGCCGGGGTCATCCGTCTCAGAATGACAACGCTCGATATAGCAGGGATTCGGCGTGTAATCAAAAGCCCATGTTTGCAGCACGTCAATTTCATAGCTTACAAGTGTTACAACTTCGCTGATATATTCAAGGTGCGTGATAAAAGCGTAAAACCACTTGTTACCAAATCGTTGATTGTTGAACATGAGATAGTTACAATCAAGCAGCAAATCCATGGGAATCTGAACTTTGATTTGGTTGCGCCCATATCGCTGATAGCTTTGATTGTTCAATATAAAACTATACTGAACACCGCTTGTCGGGTCAATCATATCGGGCTTGACATAGCCATTAAACGCTGCCGCCTGGTCTGTCTTTGTTTTAGTGGCAGTATCCCAATATGCCGTATTTTCATACGTCGCTTCAAGCGGTACGCCCCTAAGAAATTTTACTATTGTGTTAGGTGCAACTGCTGACATTCTTTTTCTCCTTTCTTATAAAATTAGAGGGAGGGGAGGAGGTAACCCCTCCCTCTATGTTCTGCCCCTTACGCAATCGTAATGGTGCAAACCGCGCTCTGCTTGCTATCGAACGTGGAAGTCGCGGTAATCTTAGCCTTACCGGCAGCCGTGCCTGCGGGAACGGTGGCAAGACCGGAAGCCGTCACGGTAACAGCGGGATTGTCAGAAGTGTAAGTCACTTCCTGCGGCGCGAAGTTGGTGGTGGCAACGGTAGCAGTCACCTGAACCGTACCACCGGTAGCACCGGTGATATTCGCGGAAGTCGGACTAACCGTCACACCGGTAACAGTCGGCGTATCGGGGACGAACGTAATGGCGTTGGCGAACGGAGAGACGGAGAACGTCTTCCACAGGTGCAGCCAATACTGCCAATACATACCCTCGCCAATGTACAGCTCGTCGAACTGAACGAGGTTGTCGTAAACCATGAACCAATCACGATCAACGAGGATGGCGGGAATCTCATCCAGAGCCGCCAGCTGGTCAGCGGAAATCTCGTCATAGTTCGGGTCGTCCTTGAACAGCTCGCCAAGGCGGGCGGTATCGAGAGAGCCGAAGCTGTCTACGAGAACCATGTGACCGGCGAACTCGGCCTTGTCCATGTTGAACGCAGACGCGAGAACTTCGACGTTCATCTGGGCCTCGAATTTGGAGTTGACGATGAGATACTGGTTGTCCTTATTGGTGTAAGCATGAACACCGGCGACGTTGTACTTCGTGGACATAAAGGTGAGGTCATTGGAGATACCCTTAATCGCAGAAACGATAGACTTCATGTTCGCATCGGTAACAGCGTCAACCTGCTTGACGAACATACGGCCGTCCAGAATCTTGCGAGCGACCATGTACTTCATAACGTTGAACTCATCATAGTTCGCGGCGGTATACATAGATTCGACAATCTTCGCAATCAGGTCGGTAATACCGTCCCAAGACAGGAACGCCTGACGGAGAGAGTTGTTCTGAATGCTATTCTTATAGAATTTTTTATAATTTAGGACGTGGAACGCAGAGCGGATATCGGGAATGACACGCTTAGCGAACTGGCTCTCGGCGACGCTGGGGTCGTACTGCTGAGCCCTGGCAAGCTCCACGAAAATTTCTTCGATGTTCTCACCGAACTCGAGCATACCTTTCTTAAAGGACGCCCAAGGGTTGTCATAGAGTTTGGAGGTCACGATGACGCGGCCGATACGGTTGACCAGGGCGTTGACGAACTCATTCTGGAGAGTGACGTTATCCATGATGATAGCGCCAATCTGGCGAACGCTGTCAGCGTCGGGAGTTGCAATGGGGACGTAGTTCTGATAGTTCATGGAAGCGCTGTTGCGGATAGCGTTCAGCACGTCCACGCTGCTGTTGGTCAGAGTGACCAGAGCGGGCCTGTTAGGCATTGCTTCATTTCTCCTTTCAAATACATTATTTCGTAGAGAACAAGTCTTTGAAGCCGATAGACTTTGCTCTCTGTTCCGCTTCATCAATCGGATTCGGCGGTTCAGGTTCTTGCGGGACAATGGGCGCGGACATAAACCTTTCTCGATAATTTCTCGAAAGCTCGTCATAACGCCCCCGCAAGTTATCGAAGTCCGATTTGCTAACAACGTCGGTAGGCTGAGAGGATAACCCATCAAAAGTGTCTGCCATATCACGCATAAAGCTCAGGGCATCTTCGGAGTTATCATCGCCCAATCTTGAATTGATTCGCGCCATGAAATCGTCTCGGTTTAACTGCGGCATCGTGTCACTCCTTTCGTTCTGAAATTATAAAGTAAAGGCAGATTTCCTTACCCTTTATCCATATTATAATATGTACTTGACAAAATGTCAAGTTGCATTTATAATATGATTAGATAGATTATGCCTTTAACTTTATTTCATTTGAGGTGCAATCATGGAAAGTGTCATTGTAGCCGGATTTGCGGCGTTCGCCAGTATTCTCGGTTCATATATGGCTAATCGGAAATCTTCGGCGCTGGTAGAATACCGCCTGTTGGAATTAGAGAAAAAGGTCTCTGCTCTTGCGTCTGACGCAAAAGAAATTTCCGAACTCCACACCAGAATTGATGTTCTGGAAGAGAGAATTAAGGTAGCCAATAATCGAATCAAGGATTTAGAGAATGGGGCGACGAACTAAACGGTCTGCTACCAGTAAAAGGGTGTTGGTTATCCTCGCCCTTTTCCTGTTAGCTTTCATAGTTTCCATGATTATCACGTTCTGGGTTAAAGGGGCTGTTCCTGATACTTTGATTTCCTGTGTTCTTGACGCTTCTAAGATTGAAGCTATGGCGCTCGGTGCCATCAAAATTTCTAAGGTTTGGAGAGGTGAGAAAGATGTTTGATAAAATCGTTTCTCTGTTCAATGTTTGCAGTATTATTGCGTTTGCCCTTTCTGGGGTGTTCTGCTATCTCGCCATTGTTGGCGTTATCACAGCGGAACAGTTTATGACTGTATTCAGTATGGTTATCACCTTCTACTTTGTGACGAAGAATGCAGAAGAGAAGAAGTAATGGGCAACTACTACGACGGAACTAAGCTGCTGAGCTTAACCGACATTAACGGCAATCGCCCTGAGATTTATATGTGTACGACCAACCGTACAGGCGGTAAGACTACTTACTTCGGTAGACTTGTCGTCAATCGCTTCCTCGATAAGCGAGAGAAGTTCGGGCTGCTCTATCGTTACAACTATGAGCTGGACGACTGCGCGGAGAAGTTCTTCAAGGATATTGGTGAGCTGTTCTTCAATGGTTATACCATGACTTCCAAGAAGCGAGCCAAGGGAATCTACCATGAACTTTACTTAAACGGTGAGCCGTGCGGTTATGCTGTGAGTATCAACAGCGCCGACCAGGTTAAGAAGAATTCTCACTTCTTCTCTGACGTGAAGCGCCTTATCTTCGACGAGTTCCAAAGCGAAAGCAATACCTATTGCCCGAACGAAATCAAGAAGTTCATTTCCGTCCACACCTCTATGGCTCGCGGACAGGGAGAACAGAACCGCTATCTTCCGGTCTATATGCTCTCAAACCCTGTCAGCATTATCAACCCCTACTATGTAGAGCTGGGTATCAGCTCTCGTCTTACGGATGAAACCCGTTTCCTGCGCGGAGACGGCTTTGTTCTGGAACAGGGCTTCGTGGAGAGTGCGGCTGACGCGCAGAAGAGCAGCGGCTTTAATAAGGCGTTCGCTCGGAATAGTTACGTTGCTTATTCCTCGGAGAGCGTGTACCTAAATGACAATAAGGCGTTTGTTGACCGCCCGCAAGGCGTTGGTCGATACATGGCTACGCTAAAGTATAACGGCCAGACGTATGGTATTCGTGAGTTCGCGGAAGCTGGCGTTATCTACTGTGATGATAGAGCGGATGAAACGTTCCCGCTGAAAATCACCGTCACGACGGACGACCACGAGCTGAACTATGTCATGCTAAAGAGGAACGATTTATTCCTGTTCAATCTTCGTTACTACTTCGAACGAGGGTGCTTCCGCTTCAAGGATTTGCGTTGCAAAGAAGCGGTTCTCAAAAGTTTATCTTATTAAGGTATCATCAGTTGTTTCACCGACCGCCATTTCAGGGTAGCACGGTTTGAATGTACCGCCTGAAAATGTATCGGTTTCGCTGACCGCTTTCGGTGTGCATCTGTTGTTGATACAATGTGCGGGATAGGGATTCGTCTCTATCCCGCACTAAATTTTTATTGTCTCCCAAGAAACTGCGTACAGCTTAATTGCACCTCAAATGGAAACGGCATTTCTTTCTGCGCCGTCAACGCTTTTTCTCTCGCCACCTCTTGAGCGGCTTTCATCTTATAATACATACAAACTGTAGAGTGTCTGCAACAAATACACTCGTTTATATATTTTAGTTTATCACTCATAAGCATCATCCTCCGCTAAATCCATATACATGATTGCTTCCGCTACTCCGTCACCACGTTCTTTGAAGTGCGTAGCAAGTGTAGGCTGGCCTTTCCTTGCATAGCTCAAACGCATATCGCTGTAATGCTCTTCCAGCTGTTGAAGCTCTCGCTTTAAGTTGTTCCACATTCTTTCATAGTTAGCCATCTAAGTCGTCACCTCCTGTATGAAATAACATATAGTAGGCAATCGCTACTACAGCGCCTGACCAGAGCCAGAGAATCATTTCAGCGCTCATCGGAAATCCCACCTTTCGCGCTTTTCTGTTACTTCTTCATGCAACTCGTCGAGCTTATTATCCAAGTGATTCAGCCAGAACGCGAGGACAATAAGAGCGACACACATCAAGCAGCAAGTTGCCGTGAGTAATAAAATAACCATAGCTTTCTCCTTATAAAAACCACAATGCTGGGTACTCTACTTCTACGAAAGCGGTGTGTTCATCATACGTGCGGTCAACATACCTGACAAACAGTTTTCCGTATCTGGCTTTTACGTTGTCAGGCTGTCTTACCCACAGACCACAGGCGTCAACTAACACGTCGCTAAACCCCTCTTTCAGCAGTTGGTCTACAGTGTCATTTAGTGTAATTCTTTTTCTTCTCATCGCATTTCATAAGGCCCATCTACAAGAAGTATGCCGCCCATTATCCTTTTTGGTTTTAGTCTGCCTGTCGGTATTGACAAGCCCACTTTGAAATCAGTTAGTTCTCGTTTCTGGTTTATGAATTGCTCTTCCTCTTCGGTGTATTCTTTCCTTGTCTTTGTTTGAGTGATTGAATTTATCAGCAGCTCCTTACAAGCGTCAGGCATACCGGCGCACTTCACGTTATAGAACGGCTCTTCGATTGGTTCGCAGTCCTCATGTGTGATATGTTCGATATATGTTTTCTGTCTTGCAAAGATTCCCTTGTCCCAACAGCTTTCCAGCTTCCAGCAACAGAAGTTGGTGGGGTGTACGTTGATTCCTTTTATCTCTTCCGGTGCGAGGTCGCAATGAATACTGTCGGTGTCGGCGTAGATAAACCCTCGCTTGTCTTTGCCGTGATAGTTGAGCTGTGCTGCTCGGATGGTGAAATTGCGGGCGTAGGATGTTATCGCTGAACCGATAGGGATATAGCCCGCTTTCTTATTGTGTTCCTCAATCTCAATGAACCCGAGGGATTTATCCTCTTTGACGTAAGCTACCTTAAAGCTACTGTCTGTGCTGGACGCCATCTTACCATAGAGGTTATTCAAGAAAAGTTTGGCAAGCTCTCGCATTGCGCCTTTACTTTCCATTTTAATCTTCTTGTACTTCTCCATATACCTATCAAATAAACCAATTTCAGTTGCGAACCAGCAGCCGTCTATATACTCGGTGTCTGATATGTCATAGTGTTCGAGTAGTAGGTGATAGTCCATCATAGTCAAGGTTAGTTCTACTGTTGCTGGTACAAGGTTTCCGTCTAAGTCATAGTAGTGGTCATAGTGTTGCTTTGTTTTCGGGTCGTAAATGTCAGATGTTTCAAGCATTTCGTTTCCACGGTAGAGAAGATTGCCTTTTATTTGGATGAAAGGCAACATTCCATTTTTGATTTTGAATCGTGTTCGCAAGCGAATGAAGTAGAAGATTTTATCATCGGTGTCTATCCACTTCGGTGGCTCGCCTGTCCAGAAGTGCGGTTTGCCTACCGGATAACGGTTTCCACTTTCCGATGACATAACGGATGGATATAGACTGTTTACGTCTGCCGTTGTACCGTTGGTAAACACCTTGTTCTCTTTTCCTCTTGCTAAATAACACCATCCACCTCGATAGCTTTTCTTAATCCAGTCTCCCGCTGTTGATTGCTTATGTTGTTCAGGGTCTATTGGTATGTCATATACGTCTGGAAAGTAGTATTCGTATTCTTCTTTGCCGGTCAGCCTGGTGAACTCATCAAGGCAACAAGAGCCTATCGTGAGTTTGTTATGCCCCTCGGTGAACATGATTTCCAGAGCTTCTTTCACGACAAGAACGTCGTTTGCTATGTACTTCTGTTCTTCCGGTGTGATGGTGCAGCCCGCATATCGTAATCCGGTATATTCCATGTCTAGTTTCTGGTGCTTCGTCTTGAAACTCTTACCGATTCGCTTGACAGAGAAAGGCAGGAGCTTCAAGCTGTCGCGGAACTCGATTATGAATTTACCTACTTTGATTGTGATGGTATACCATTGCCCTCGGTTGCTGATTGAGTAGCGGAATGAGCCGGAGGGCATTTTCCATGCTGAAATCCATTGGCAATCATATTCGCTGTCGCTGTTGTATTCGAGTGCCTGTTGATAGCCTTTTTCCGTTAATAGGTAGGAGAGCCAAAACGACCCGTCGAACTTCAAGTTGTGGTAGTAACAAATAATGTTCGTTTTAAGGGAACAGAAGTAGTCAAAGGTTTCATCTATGGAATGAAATATTTTAACATCCTCGGTAAAGAGTTCCACGGCGGCGCTTGCCCATACCTCTGTATTTACTTGTCCCTTGTAGACGGTTGTCTCGAAGTCCCCTACAAAGTAGCGGTATGAGCGTTTAGCCACATCGTTCAATCCCTTTCGAGAATGTTTGCGTATCTCCTTAGAAATTCTATACGGGTAATTTTACCCGCATTAAATTGTACCCACAGCTCATTTATATCACTAACTTTATCAAACCTACCATAGTTAGTCATTTGGTTTGCATCAAATAACGACATGTTATATAGCAAATCCTTGATTCTACTTTTCATTGTATCTCCTGTTATATTCCGCGCTGGACTGCTGCCATTCGTCAAGCTCTCGGGTGTATTGGAGTTCTTTCATTTCCTCTTCGGATATAACACCAACATCTACTAAGACTTTCTCGAACTTAAACCACCATTGGCGAGCGCGTTCTCCGTCGCTGTCGTAGGCTATTTCACTTGCTTCGCGGATTGCTTCTTCGCCTTGCGGGGTGCTGAACGCCCGAACAAGGTCAATCAAGCCGCCCTGCCCTCTCCTTGAGAGATAGTCGGAGATATACCACTTCATGATTCTCGCGTTGGCGTGAGCTACCGCTGCACTGTCAAGCAGCACCATCAATCCTTGATAGGAAAGATAGTCAGCCGATGGGTAGTAAGGAATATCCGGCTGGCTTTCCTCTGGCGGTTTTTGCCGCTTGCCACGTGCGTGGAGTTCTTTGTCTTTCTTGATTGCGTTGGTGAACCGAGCTTTCCTTGTGGCTTTCTTGCGTTCCTCGATTCTGCCGCGAGTGGCGGGCATATACTCGCCGGTATCTGGTTCGACGTAGTGTGCGTGTGAATAGAGAAAATCAGGTTTTAACATGGATAGGCGGCGTATGCTGGCCTTAGTGATTCGCTTAGGCGGTGGCGGGAGCAGACCCTCGTCGAAAATGTAGCCACGCTTTTCTGCTGCCCGCATGAAACGGTTTATTCGATTGCGTTCTTTTTGATATTCCTTGCGGAGTGCTTCTTTCGCTGTCATACCAGATTCCCCCATTGCTCTGCCATTGCCTTAGCAATACCTGGATAGGTTTTGCTTCGCTCTTTTGCGTGCTTACTGCCCAGCCACCATATCCTGGCCCTTTCTTTTTCGGGGAGTGTCATCATGTAGTCATAAACGTTGTCCGTTTCCTGTAATAGCGGTAGATTTTTAAGCCATAAAGACGTTTTTTTCTGCTCGGGATGCCCAAATTGCCAGGGATTGATGATTTGGTCTGGCTTGCGGTAGAGCGAACTCATAACACAAATCGGATTTTCTATTGCAATTCTTTCAACATCGGCTTCTGCGAACTTCAAGAAAAAAGCAGCGGCTTCATATTTCAAGCTGAGGGGTTTAACACCCTCGTTAAACCACCTGGCCCCTGACACCGCCAAATGGGTGCAAGGCGGGTGAGCAATAAGCAAATCCCATCTGCCAACAGCATGAACCTGTCCGTCCATCGTAGTCACGTTACCACCCTTAATGGCTTCGAGAGCGTCGCCGAGAATGTGCCATTCGGGATGCCCGCCAGAACATGGTATTAAGTCACAGCTATATGCTTCCCACCCACTTTCACGAAACGCTATACATACTCGCTGTGATTCTTCACAGGCAACAAGTAATTTTGGCATTGTATCACTCCTTTTAGTTACCGGAGAGGGAGTGACAAGTTCCCTCTCCGGTGCAATGAGCAGTTAGTTTAAAGGGTTACAAATGGTTACGCTGTTGGTGTTACTTGAGGGAGCAGGTAATGAAACTCTTTCCCTTATAATTTTTGGATTCCAGGCGGTAGACCTCGATGTCGTATCCCTCTTCGCCAGCGTCTGCCATCTCGTCAGCGATGTCCTTGAAAGCGGTGATAAAGCTCTCAGAACCGGTGACGTACTTCGTACCGTTGGTGTCAACCACGACGAACTTCACATAGTCCTTGCTGTCGGACTTCTCGTTGTGGACGGCTACCTCGGCGTAGTAGTCGGGAGTGATGACGAGATTGCCGGCATTCTCGAACTCGGCGTTCTGAGTGGCTTCGTCGAGCTGGACGGCGTTGGTCAAGTCCTTGAGCTTGATTTTCTCGCGTGCAGTGAGTTCCTTAGAAGAGTAGGCGATTTTAGCTTCGTATCCGGTCATTTTAATTATCTCCTTTTAATTTGATTTGTTCGTCGGTTACTGGATGTCGGCGTTCTTATCGGGGATGGCTTCTGAGTTCTTCTCGGGAATGACTTCGGAGTTCTCGAGGAACTTCTGGACGCTCATGCCGCGCAGCTCGGTGATTTCCTCGCAGCGGACGAGCTTGCAGACCTTGAAGTCCTCAGTCTCAATGAGCTTCTTCGCGGCCTTGATAATCTTGTCCTCGGACTCAAAGTGACCGGCGAGGTCAATGTCCTTGTTCATGGGTTCAGCGTTGATGGTGTCAAGGCCGAGGATGGTTGCGCGGGTGGTGGTAAATGTACGGGTAATCTGGGGCGCTTTCATGGTGTTTTCCTTTCTGGTTGTGTTTTCCGTGAGGTTTATCTCATCAGTACCGAAGTAACCGGCTTCGGTAGACAGCCCCAGCGGGCGGGGCTGTTTCGACAGTCAACGGAAAAGGTGAAGATAGGGTGGGCGGATTATCGGAAAAGGAGAGCGTTTAACACTTCCTTTCAATAATTAATTTCCACGCAAGCCCGCTTTGCAGATGGACTATTTGATGGGCGGCGGGTAGTCGGGGATTCTGCCCCAACATTTGGCGCAAGTGTCGGTCATGCAATCGCGGTTGTTGGGAATGTCGAAAAACCAATGGGGACAGCAGTTGCGGAGAGCGTGGCGCTGGAAAGATTTGTCTTGAGGAAAGCGGGCGCAAAAGAGGTCGTAATAGGATTGGTTCATGTTTGTGTTCCCCCTATTGATGTATTCATTGTAGCAGATTGTATGGGTGTTGTCCAATAGTGAATTTCTATAGCTGGATATAGGCGCGGACTATAAGTCAGGGGTGGTACGATTGTTCGATAAATCCGTTTTGGCGCGTTTGGCTTTGGCGAGAAAATCGGGGTACATGAGGGATGTTAAGAGAATGTCGGTCGGGGTGAGGTCGAGCGCGTTTGCGAGGGACATGACGAGGACTTGTTTATCAAAGCTAGATACGTCTTTCAGGTGCGCAGCAACCATGACTGCACTTTCATTTAAGACTTCAATTTGAATGTTACCAGTCATATTTTTAATCCTCTTTCTTTCAAATAATCTTTAGCCCGTTGATAGTCTCTAAAACAAGACATTGTCACAATACAAGATAAACACCCGCCGATTTGTCTACATTTATTCGTTTCTATAATATATTGAATAGCAGTTTCGGGGGTGAACTCATATTTTATGAGCCCGCCATATTTTGAAACGTCAACAGCCATTATTCATACCTCCAATTAGGAAACTCTACGCGGGCAGAATTGACGATACAATGGCCCTCGTGGATGCCATAAGAAGTATCGCCCATTACATAGGGCACGCTGATTATTTCCTCGCAATAAAAGGGGCAATGCTTGCAGTCTGCGGGGCAATAAAAATCCTCGAGTTTGGCAATGGAGCGGCGGGAGTTTTTGGTTAAATCGTTGTAGTCTTTTGCGGTAAACATGGTGTAACCTCACTTTCTAATGAATGATATAATGGAGCCTATGGAAATAGGCAAGATAAAGAGTAGGTATAAAAGCCCGAACATATCGGAATTTGACATGGTGATACCTGGGCGGCGCGACGGGGCTTAAAGCCCCGCAGCGTCGATATAGTAGGTGTGATAGGGCGTTTCATAGCAAAGAATGAGATTACCGTCTTCGGGATGCGGGAAGAGATAGGCACAACAAAATAACATTGTGTTGTAGCTCGTGACGGTGTAACCGTAGCCGTTGCGCTCGACCATTTCAGACCAAATTCTGTTTTCGGCTGCATCTTTTGCAGCGCTCGGCTTGCTGTAACAATTGTGTACCATGCGATATCCCCGCGTGTTGACGGCGTGCCGGTAGTTTTCGAGAAGAGCGGCATACTTCTTATAATTGGTGGACTTGACCTCAACGCCCTTGATGTACTGTTTCATTTTTCTGTTACTCCTTTTGTTTTTGATTTTAGGCTTGCGCCTATGGAATAGGGCTTGATAGGCTCAAACCCCTTAGAAAGCCGTGTTATAATGTCACAACAATTAAATCCATTCATTTTATTTCTCCTTTTTGTTGTTTTGTTTTCCCTTGCTTTATGTACCTATTATAGCGCACACTTTCGCCCTTGTCAAATAGTTTATATCTATAACTGATTATAGCTCCAGGCTATAACACGCTCGACTTTGTTGCTCAGATTCACACGCGCTTGTTATTCTTTTAACAATGTTCGTAGTTAAAGCGCCTTAACTCATATGGCTGTTTCAGCCCTCGCCGGTAAAATCT